TTCCAAGAAGAAATGGTAAGTAAGTTTCACGAGAATAGATTTAATATTGCTAAGTTACCAAGACAGTCAGGTAAATCTACTATCGTTACAGCATATCTACTATGGTATGTTCTTTTTAATGACAATGTAAATGTCGCAATCCTCGCAAACAAAGCAGCAACTGCAAGAGAGATGTTGGGACGCCTACAGTTATCTTACGAAAACCTTCCTAAATGGTTGCAACAAGGTATATTGGGGTGGAACAAGGGATCCTTGGAGTTGGAGAACGGGAGTAAGATTCTGGCTGCAAGTACTAGTGCTTCTGCTGTTCGCGGTATGTCCTTTAACGTTATATTTTTGGACGAATTCGCGTTCGTTCCGAATCATATTGCTGACCAGTTCTTTAGTTCTGTATATCCTACTATCTCATCTGGTAAATCTACCAAGGTTATCATCATTTCTACCCCTCACGGGATGAACATGTTCTACAAGTTGTGGCATGATGCGGAACGTGAGCAAAATGAATACGTTCCTACTGAGGTTCATTGGTCACAAGTTCCTGGAAGAGATGAGGTTTGGAAAGAGCAAACTATTAAGAACACATCTGAAGCACAGTTCAAAGTTGAGTTTGAATGTGAGTTCTTAGGATCTGTTGATACATTGATTAGTCCTAGTAAACTTAGAACTATGGCATATCATGATCCTATCAAAGAGAATAGAGGTCTCGCACTGTTTGAAACTACTCAAGAAGGACATGATTACATAGTAACTGTGGACGTATCTCGTGGAGTAGGACATGACTATTCAGCATTCACAGTGTTTGATACGACAGAACTACCATATAGAATGGTTGCTAGATATAAGAACAATGAAGTAAAACCAATCGTCTTACCAAATATTGTGGTGGACGTAGCAAAGAATTTTAATAACGCATACATCTTATGCGAAGTAAATGATATTGGTGGTCAGGTTGCGGATATTATTCAATATGATTTGGAGTATGAGAACTTACTCATGGCATCCATGCGTGGTAGAGCAGGGCAACAACTAGGACAAGGATTCTCTGGTAAGAAGACTCAACTAGGTATTAAGATGTCAACTGCCACAAAGCAAGTTGGATGTTCTAACTTAAAAGCATTAATCGAAGAAGATAAATTAGTCATTCCAGACTATGACACCATTGCAGAACTAACTACCTTTATTGCAAAGGGTCAAACATTCCAAGCGGAAGATGGTTGCAACGATGACCTAGCAATGTGTCTGGTTATATTCTCATGGATGGCAATGCAACCTTATTTCAAAGAGATGCATGATAATGACGTGCGTGCGCGGATCTATGCAGATCAAAGAGACGCTATCGAACAAGATATGGCACCGTTTGGGTTCGTTTCTGATGGCATGGAGGATGAGTACTTTGCAGATGCTCAGGGCGATGTCTGGAAAGTCGCGGAGTATGGGGATAAATCGTACATGTGGGAGTTTAGATAGAGTTTCATTTTTATAAATAATCCTAGACAACCCGATGCACGGACCTAAATCTAGGAGTTTTAAACAATGGCAGCAAATCAATCCTCACCTGGAGTTGTAGTCCAGGAAAGAGATCTGACAACTATTACAACCTTATCTACCGCGAATGTCGGTGTGATCGCAGCACCTTTTGAGTTAGGTCCTGTTGAAGAAGTACTTGAAGTTGGTTCTGAAAGAGAACTCGTATCACTGTTCGGTGAACCAAATGACTATAACTACGAGTACTGGTACACTGCAGCACAGTTCTTATCATACGGTGGAGTTCTTAAAACCATCCGTGCTGATAGCGATACTTTAAAGAACGCAGTTGACACTGGCACTGCACCTAAAATTAAGAATTTACAAGACTACGAAACTACATACGAAAGCGCAAGTAACAACTGGAACTGGGCAGCAAGAACTCCTGGCACAAAGGGTAACTCTATCGGTATCTTCGTAACTGACTCTGGTGCTGACCAGATCGCAGTTCTTCCTGCTCCTGGATCAGGTAACGATCACGAGTTCGTTTCTGGTGAAGCACTTAGCGTTTCTGCTACTGGTGCAGCAGGTAAAGTTTTCAAGTATAGCATCGTCCTTACTGTTGGTTCTGTTGTTGGAAACTTCGTTCCTGGAACTACAACTACTATCAGTATTTCTGGTTCTGCTCAGACTGTGACTCTGCTTGCTTATGACGCAGGTAACGGAAAGATTGAAATCGGAATGCCTTCTGGTGGTATCACTGGTATCATTGCTGATGGTCAAACTATTACTCAGGGTTCTAACACTGCAGTAATCGAAACTTCTGGTATCGAAAGAAGACTCTATATCGTAAAAGATAAGGGATCTGTTGATTTCGCTGCAACTGATAGCATTGCTGACACTAACTCCACTGCTGTTGCTATCTCTTCTGTAAGAGTTGAGTATGATGAGCGTGAGTATCTTCCTGGTCAGAAATGGGTTGAAGTTGCTCCTAGACCTTTAACTTCTTCTTACACTTCTGCCAACGGTGGATTCAGAGATGAAATGCACATCTTGGTGACTGACGTTGATGGTAAGATTACTGGCAACCCAGGAACTGTTCTTGAAAGATACATCGGTGTTTCTAAAGCATCTGATGGTAAGTCTTCTCTTGGAGAGACTAACTACTACGTTGAAGTTATCAAGCAGAAATCTGCTTATGTCTTCTGGGGTGAGCACGAGAGTGGTTTATTCGCTGCTACTGCTTCTGCTTCTGCAGGTAACTGGGGACAACTCGCTGCTGACAGACAGTTCAACTTACTTCGCTCAACTGCAGGTACTGTAAACTATCCTACTGGAGTTGTTACTCTCGGATCTGATGAGAACGCTACATTCTACTATCGTCTCGGAAGTGGTGCTGACTATGCACTTTCTGGTGGTGAGTATACTATTACTTCAGCTGGTCTTGCAACTGCATATGGATTGGTGGATGACCCAGAATCACAAGTCATCGACTTCATCTTAGCAGGTCCTTCTGGTGCAACCGACTCTGCTGCTGTTTCTAAAATTGCTTCTCTTGTAACCATTGTTGAAGAAAGAAGAGACTGCATCTTATTCGTTTCTCCTCGTAGAGCAAACGTAATTGGCGTTAGCAGTGCAGCAGTTCAAACTACTAACATCATTAACTTCTTCGATCAATTACCTAGTTCTTCTTACATGGTATTTGATTCTGGATACAAGTACATCTACGATAAGTACAACGACGTATACAGATACGTTCCTTGTAACGGTGACGTTGCAGGTCTTTGCTTACAGACTACTGAAGTTGCAGAACCTTGGTTCTCTCCTGCAGGTTTTGCTCGCGGTCAGGTTAGAAATGCAATCAAACTTGCATACACTCCTAACAAGACTCAGCGTGACAGACTTTACTCCGCAAGAGTTAACCCAATCGTCTCTTTCCCTGGTCAAGGTATCGTTCTTTACGGTGACAAAACTGCACAGGCATTTGCTTCTGCATTCGATAGAATCAATGTTAGACGTCTCTTCCTCACTATTGAGAGAGTTATCGCAGGTGCTGCTAAGGCACAACTCTTCGAGCAGAATGATGAGCAACAAAGAGGACTCTTCCTCAACATTGTTGAACCATACTTGAGAGATGTTCAAGGTCGTCGTGGTGTAACCGACTTCTTAGTTAAGTGTGATAGCACTAACAACCCACCTGAGTCTGTTGACAGAGGTGAGTTCAACGCTGAGATCTTCGTGAAACCAACACGCACTATCAACTACATTACTCTAACCTTCGTTGCTACTAGAACTGGAGTTTCTTTCCAAGAAGTCGCAAGTTAAGTAAAATAAAAAACCTCTGAAAAAACGCTTTGTTCTAAATAATAGGACAAAGCGTTTTATATTAACCTACCATGGCAGGAATTCAATCTTTTAAATCAAGAGTCGCGGGAGATTTCTCCAGACCTAACCTGTTTAAGTGCGTCGTTGACTTCCCTACAGGTGTAACTGGAAAGGACGAAGCATCTAAACTCGGTGAGTTCACCGTTAGAGCAGCAAACCTTCCTGCTACTCAGTTGGGAATCGTTGAAGTCCCTTACAGAGGAAGAGTTTTGAAGATCGCGGGAGACCGTACCTTTGAACCTTGGACTATCACTATCATGAACGATAAGAACTTCGTTCTCCGTAACGCATTTGAGTCATGGGCACAAGGTGTTCAAGAGTATACTCAAAACGTTACTACTGTAGGCACAGATGTTAACTCTTACTTCAAGGACATGAGAGTCATCCAGTATGACAGATTCGGTGACTTGAAAGATTCTGCAGATGCAGAAGCAGAACCTAACGTTCTTGCAGAGTACCGTTTCTATGATACTTTCCCAACTAACGTTGCAGCGATTGATCTTGATTACGGAAGCAATGATGCCATCTCCGAGTTCACCGTTGAACTGCAGGTCCAGTACTGGAAACCAGTTTACAAAGGTGAGAAGACTGAGGGTGGTTCACAAGTTAAAAAATAAGGTTTCATAAAGTTCCTAAATATAACAGGAACAACAATACTATAGTATAAGATGTCTCAACTCTTCGGATTTTCACTCCAGAGAGCAAAGAAGGTTCCTAAGGGACCTTCT